CGTATTGCTACATTGCAGACAACACCTGCATGGTCCGCTGACTCGTTTCGTTGCGGTCTTCGTTGCTCATCGACGGCCTCCGACCTCGGCCATGACGCCTGCCGCTGCATCGGCCGCAGAGGCAACACACCAGACCCGCGAGAACTCAGGGCTGAGACCGTGCAGGCCGTACGCCGACTGCCCCATCGAGAATCGCCATCATGCGCTGGCGCTTCGCCTCTCGCAGGCCCGCTCCTTTCCGCTTGCCGGTGAGCGCGCGCATCGTCGGTCGGCGGCGAGATGGGGGAACACTCCGGTCGGTGGCGACGATGATGTCCGGCGACCGCAGGCGCGCCGCTGACGCGATGGCGGCGACGATGGCACCCTCAACGTCGGTGCCGCCGGCTTGCCGCGATGCAGAGGCTGGTGAGCGCCGCTGCTGCGGCAGCGGTGTCGCCTGGCCGAACGACGTCGATCTTGCAGTCGCCTCTGCCGGCGAAGGTGCCGACGATGATCCGTCTTCTCGCCACCGCGGCGGTCATCATGAGCGCGATGCCGAGCGCGCGCGTTGCAACCTCGCGGTCGCCAGACATCGAACCAGAGCGATCGCTGAGGTAGATGATGTCGCCGCGCTCGCGCGGTTTGTCGTCGCGCATCTCGTGGCTCTGGGCTCCTCCGTCCATGATCTCCAGCAGCGCCATGTCGCCGATGAGGCCCGGCGACGTGAATCGCGCACGAAACGCCGATGTCGTCGTCGAGATGTCGCTGGTGGCATTGACGCCGACGACGTCGATGTTGCCCTCGCCAACGGCCTTCGACCCGCGAGCAGCGTCGTGCATCCTCCCGAGCTTCAAGGAGCACTTTCGCGATGCGTTGGTCGACACGCAGCTTCTCCGCGAGGCCTGGTGCAAGCTGCTCCAGCGAGCTTGGACCCTCGAGCGAGAAGCCGAGCGGCAGCAGCGCGCGCAGCAGATCGGCCTCGGTGTCTCGCCTGCTGTGCAGCAGCAGCAACCGCCGCGCGCAGCCGGTGGCGATTGCTCTGAAGCCGGTTGTCGATCTCGAGCCGAGCGGCTGCAGCTGCACCGCACTCATCCTGCATGTTCCTCTGCTCGATGACGAGGTCGGCGGCTTCGTCGGTTTTCCCAGGCCTCGAGATCTCGCTGCAGCTCTCTTCTGCGTTGCCGCGGATCGCTGCGTTCGCCATCCGTCTTCTGCTCTCCAGCTTCGAGCTGCAGCGCGTCTGCGACCTGCTCGAGCAATCGACTCGGTGGCGCGCGCCGCAATCGACCGGCCTGCAGCCCCATGCTGCGCAGAGGTCATCCCAGCCCTCTTGCCGCTCGGCCGCATTCGCCGCACCGATGGCCCAGGTCACCGCGTCGACATCTGCGAGGCGGAGCAGCCCGTGTGGTCGTAGAGCCGGCCGAACACCTCACGCACGAACGCTGGCCACTCTTCGATCTGGCCGGCGAAGTCGCGCATGGCTTCGAGCGAATCGGCTCGGCCGTCTTTCCGTCGTGCGCGATTGCGCGCAAGGCGAACGTCGCCGTCCCGCTGACGGCGTAGGCCACCGGATCGTGGCGCTCGGCTTCGCGAATCGGGTCGAGCACTTCTGCCTGCTCGATGGCTGGTCTTCTTGCGATCGTCGTCGTCATCGGTGATCCTGCGCGGCCATCCCGCGCTGAACGATGTCTGGAGCTGCTTCATGCGACCTGGATGGCGGTCGCACTCGGTTGCTGCGGCCGGGTCGCGGACGCGAATCGCCGCAATCGACGCCTCGATGTCGATTGCGACGTCGAGGACGTTGGCCATTGCTGTGATCGAGGCGGTTCGGCTGCCGCCTCTGTTTGCTGCATCGCTGGCGCGGGCCATCTGCTCGTCGATCGACGTGTCGGCAAGCATGAGCTCACGCACCCAGCCAGCGATGTTCTTCTCGACGAGATTCTTCGCCGTGACCTGGTCCTCGATGCGCGACCAGCAGCAGTCGATGACCTGGCAGGCAGGTGCTTGCTGGTGACGCAGTCGTCGCCAGCGATGACCGCTCTGGCTCTGAGGTAGCCGACGACCTTTCGCCAGCGCCGATCGCTGACCTCGATGCCGGCAGCGTGCATCTCGTGCCGTACCGCGATGATGCTGTCCTGCGTGGCGGCGTCGATGGGCAAGGCGTCTGCGGCGCGTGAGAGCACGCCGATTGCCTCCATGCTGGTCCGGGCAACAGCAGGCTTCGGCTTGGCACCACCGAAAAGCACCTCGCGCACGTTGCTCTGGTCGGCCAGTCGCTTGACGTCGAAGCGCACGAGGAAGCGGTCGAAGAAGGCGCCGAGACCGTCGCGCTCGTCGGGCAGCTCGTTGCTCGCTCCGACGACAAGGCGCAGCGGAACGTAGACCTTCATGCCATCGTTCTCGAAGCGCCGCTCGTTGATGAGGCCGAGCAGGGTGTTCAGCAGCGCCGCGCTGTTTTTGAAGACCTCGTCGAGAAACGCGATCTCGGCCTCTGGCAGCCGGTTCGCCGTGCGCCGCTTCCAGCGATTCTCCTGCTGCAGCGCGCGCATGTCCCAAGGCCCAAGCACCTCGTCCGGTTGCTGATAGCGATGGCCGAGATTGCTGAAGAGTCGCGCATCGAGAGCGCTCGCGAACGCCTCCGCGAGCTGGCTCTTCGCGGTGCCCGGAGAGCCGATGAGCAGCACGTGCTCACCGGCAACCATCGCTGCAGCCAGTGCGTCGACGATGCGGTCGCGCTCGAGCGTCGTGCTTTTGATCCAGGCGATCGAGGCCTGCAGGGATGCGCGGGCTTCGTCGACGGTGGGGATACGCAGGTTCGACAGCTTACCTCCAAGGCGGTCGGTGACGGATTGCGCGGCAGCAACCGCGGCGGCGATCGCGGCCTCGACGGCGCCGAGCTCGCCGGCAAGCACCAGGCGAAGAGCTGCGCCTTCTTGCGCAGCTCTTCGAGCTCGGCGAATCGTGCAGCGAGCGTCGCGGCGCGCACGTTGGCACCGCCGTCGACCAGGGTCGTCGACTTCGCGATCGCCGCCTTGACCTCGTCGACCTCGCCGAGCAGGCCCTCGCGAACATCGCTGCTCAGCTGGGCAACGCTCTCCGCGTAGACCGGCATGGTGCGGAGGTGCAGCCCGGACGCGGCGAACGCGGCTTTGATGTCGGCGACGATGTCGTCGTGCGGCGCGCTGAGCAGGTAGATGCTGCCGCTGTCCTCGATGCGCACACCGCGGCCCTTGTCGTCGTCGAGCAGGCAGCGGAGCGCGATGGTGCGCACGTCGCCCTGCGTGAGCTCTGCGCGCTCAACGGCGTACCGGCTGAGCAGGGCCTGCACCGCCGCATGCTCGCCGCTGCTGTCGATCGGCGGTCGCGACGCAACGACGTCGCCCGTCTTCTTGTTGACCGTGATGGTCAGCCGAACGCTCGCCGACCACGAGCGAGCCGCTGCGTCGCCGCTGCTCTCTGCGAGGGCGATGACGAGGTCGTCGCCGTCGACGCCGACCTCCTCCCACGACCATGCCGCGTCGAGGCCGCGCTGCCGTCTCGACATCGCTTTCCGCATCGCCGAGTGCGCAGCTGCCGGCTGCCGCACCAGCTTGCCCAGGCCTGCCCGAGCCTGCTCGAGCGAGGCGCGGAGGATCTTGTCGTCGATGCGCACGTCGTGCGCGTTCCACCAAACGTATTGAGTGCGTGTGGCCCGTCGTCGTCGTCATTGCTGCTCCGAAAAGACGCGCGCAGCTTGCGCCGCGTCGAAAAAGGAACCGGCCGCAACAACGCGGCCGGCTCGTGTGAGAATCCATCGGCCGCTCACGCGGCTCAGCGTCAGGCGTTGACCGTGCACCAGTCCCCCGTCGCCTTGCAGGTGACGCGCACGTTGTTTGTTCGGCGCGCGTCAGCAGACAGCACCATGTCGTCGCGGCGCGCGATGCGGACCTCGGTCGCGTCGAAGTTTGCTGGCACCTCGAGCGTTGAGAACTCAGCCACACCTTCGTCGCTGCCGTCGTCGGCGAAGGCGGGCCTGGCTGCGCGCACCGCGCCTTCGATCGTGGGGCAAACCCCCAGATGACGACGTCGATGCCGTCCGTCCCGAGTGCGACCCACTTGGTACAGCAGCCCGCCGCTGCAGCAGCGTCGTCGAGGGTGCGACCGAGGAACGTCTGCTTGCTCGGGTGGATTGCGTACCAGCCTTGGACGTTGTTGCCAGCGGCGTCGTAGCCGCGGCGGTGCGTGATCATCACGCCCAGCTTCGCCTCGATGGCCGAGCGCTTCTCGTGGGTCTTCTTCTTCGTCGTCATGACTGCTCCTTTGCACGCTGCTTTGCGTGCTCGCGTGCATCGACGTCGATGTCGGTGCAGGCGAGCACGCAGCGATCGATGATCGCTGCGTGGCGACGAACGCCGGTCTTCCCTGCGGGGTCTGGAGGCGTCGTCGTCAATCGCATCTGCGACGTCGCATGCGCGTCGTCGGTGTCTTGCGTCCGCGCTCAGGCATCGGGTCGGCCGCGTTGTCAGCGCGGTCCGCTTCAGCCCCCTCGTCGGGTCCACCTTCGCAGTCGATGCGGTTCGTATGCGCGCCTCGAGCCGGGTGGCTCCTCGAGGCAGTTGTCAACACCCGTGAGGGCTGCGTCGCCGTCGGCAGCAGCCTTCGGCAACGCCGCAAGGCCCGGCTCGAGACGGGCGTTGCGGCTTCGGATGTCGACCAGGGCGATGCCTTCAGCGGGCTGCTTCGCATCCGTCCCAGAGCATCGAGATTGCCTGTGCGCGGCTGAAGCCGAGCGGCTCAAGCTTTGCGACGAAGCCCTCAATCGCCTCAAAGCATGCCTGCTCGGCTTGCTCGTCGCGGAGCGCCGATGCCGCCGTGAGCGCATCGCCGAAGTCGAAGACGCCGCTCTCGGCACCCATGTCGATCAGCGACCGCGCCGCCTTGCATGCGCGCTTCATCTGGCGCTCGTTCCAAGCCTTGGCGTGGCCTTCCCGGACCGCGACGTCGTTGTCGCCGTTGATAAAAAAGCAGGCGTCCGCCTGGCTCATCACGTGGCAGGCCACATGGACCTTGTGGATGGCGAAGATCTTTTCGATGCGAACGTTCCAGGAGCGTCATGGTGGTCCTCGTCGTCTGTTCGTGCTGCGCTGCGGTGCGCTGCATGTGCACATCATGCGCGCAGCGCGGCGAAGCGTCAAGCTCTCGGTCGATGTTTTTTGAGGCCGGTCACCGCGCTGCAATGCGGAGAGGCAAAGATCGGCCCTCAGAAAAGTGGACGTGGAGCACACAAAAAGCCGGCCCCAGCGGACCGGCTTGCGACCAGGGCAGGCGTTTTCGGGGGCTATTCAGCCGGGCATGCGGAGGCCCGGCCTATTGCGGCGAAGCCGTCGTCGATGATCTCGCCGAGAGCAGACAGGCATCCCGTCGTCGACGCGTCGAGGCGGCGTTGGCGGTCGAGTGCGCGGAACGTCGTCGACGGTGCAGGCACCGATCGCGACCAGCGCTTGCCCCAACCGCATCTCGTGCGACGCCATGACGGCAAGAGCGTCGTCGATCTCCGCCTGCGCGACGACGCCACTGCGGCGAAGAATCTCGCCGATGTTGAGGGACGACGACGACGACGGCACGGGTGGTGTTGCTGGTTTCACGGTGGCCTCCAAGAGCTGCAGAGCGCGGCTCATCGGGAGCGTTCCACATTCGTCGACGCGAGCGCATCCGACCGAGCGATCGCCGCGGTGGATGCCCGCAGGGCTTCAGTGTTGGCTGCCACGACCGCCGTCGTGCTCTCGAGCTTCGCGAGCGTGTTTGCCTGGATCTCGGTCGCCTTCGTTGCCCACACGACGACGCGCTCGTGCAACGCCTTGAGTTCGTCGGCATATGCCGTGGCTTGCGCCTTCATCTCAGCGGCTGCCGCTTTCCGCTCGGTGTAGCTGAGGCCAAAGAGGACGACGACGACGAGCGCTTCGACGACGACGATCACCCCCAGGATGCCACGATCCATCATGTCGTCGGCGGCCTTGTTGGCGCACACCGACCACGTCTTGCGCGTGCACCGGCGACGCCCAGCACGCACGCGACCAGCGCGATGTTGATGAGCAAAAAGAGCGGCGCAAGCTTTCGAGTCGTCAGCATCATGTCCCCTTCGCCGACGACGACGTCGCCGACAGAATCGTTGCCTTGGCCCGCATCGCGGCATCGAAGCCGAGCAGACCAGCGCAGGTGTTTTTGCGCGTCGCTCAAGGCAAAGTCGAGGCCGCTGCCGATGGCTGGTGCATGGAGCACGACGCCGTCTGAGCGTTTCGACTTGAGCGACGACGACGCAAAGAGCATCGCGCGGAAAAGAGCGAGCGCCTGCTTGCGTGGTTCCCAGTGATAGAGGCGGCTGACCGGCTCGTTCACTGGGTCGAGCACGACGGCAATGCGCGGCTCTGGCCGAGCATCGAAGACATGGTCGGCGGTGTTGTCGGTGACGCCGCCGTCGGTCTTCAGCTGGATGTCAGGCGACAGCTCGGTGCCCAGCGAAGGGATCGCGCGCTGCGGAGCGATGACGGGGATCGCCATGCTCATAGGCACTACCTCAGACACGAGCGCGCGCGGGATGGCTGGTGTTCGAGATGTACTGCGGGCGCCCGCTGTCGAGGTCGGTCACGCAGATAACGAGCGGGATCTTCGCGTCACCCATGCGGGCGCCCTTGCCGACCAGGTCGTCAATGATCTCGCCGATGACGTGCCAGCCGCAGGCGCCGAAGTCGCCGAGCTCGAGCGGGGCTTCGTCGAGCACGCGGTTGTCGGTGACGGCAGCCTCGATGTGTTTCCGCATTCGCTCTGGAGCGATGCCGAACGCCGCCGCCGTCGCGATGCCGGCACCAGCGCTCACACCAGAGACGGCCGCGTACTCGACGAAGCTCCGAAGGCCTGCGTCGACGCCGGCTTCGGTGACGATGTGGCTCGCGGCTCCTGGAAGGTGACACAAACGCGCGGCTTCATCGACGCACCTGCAGGCCGATGGGTGCTGCGCCAAGCACGACGTAGTGCTTCGGCTTGCCGTTCCAGTTGGCCTCGGCGGTCAGGTCGTTCGCGATGAAGACTTCACCGCAGGCCGGGTCGATCGCGACCCAGCCGTTGCCCTTGCGGCCGACGATCACGAGGAAGTGGTCTGGTCGATCATCGCCGGTGTGGTCGACGTTGATGATGCAGAAGCCACCGCCGACGAAGAAGCCGTCGACATCGGCGAGTGAGCAATCGATGACCTGTCGAAGCCGCGCGGCCTCGGCTGGCACGCTCGGGTCGAGGTCGCGCACGCGCAGCGCCTCAGGCGCCACCAGGCCGACGCTCGCCGCCATCTGCGGGAGTCGACCGCTCCCAGTGCCGGCGACGAAGCCGCCGCCTTTCCGTGCCGCCTCGTTCACACCGCGAGGGGACATCGCAACAGCGGCCATTGCCGTCGAGATGGCCACCGACGTGACGAGACAACCTTTGCGCCCAAGCGTCGACGCCGGCTGCTGTTTCCCGTTGTCGTCGACGTACGGCTTCGAGAAGCCGAGCACGTCGGTGGACCAGTTGGGGTCTGCTTGTCGGTACGAGATGATGGGCTTGGTCATGCGCCCATCATTACCGATCACCCGGTCCGGCGTTTGCGTTTGTGGGCAGGCGGTGAAGGCGAAGGCGAAGGTGAAGGCGAAGGCGTCGCTGCGCACCGCTCGTGGAGGATGTCGGTGCACACGGCGACGGTGCTGCCGTGCAGCTGGGCCTGCGCCTCACGCGCGACGGCGGCAGCCTTCACGCCGGCGTCATGCGCAGACACCAGGCGCATGCACACGTCGCGCACCGGCTCGAGCTGTGGGTCGGCGCTTGCGCCGCTGACGAGTCAGCGCGCGCGCTCAATGAGCGCGCGCCGTTGTTCGTTCGAGATGTTGGTGTTCATCCAACGACGATGATCACGGCCGGCTGGTTGCCGACAACAGCGATCAATCCGTTGAGCGCGTTGTTGGCATTGACAGTCGACATCGTCATCGCCGTCCAGACGCCACCGCTCAAGTAGTAGAAGATGATCTCCTTGAAGCTCGTGGTTCTTTGTCTTCGTGTGGACCTGGTGAAGAACAAGGTCGGTGTTGCCGATGCCGAGGTTGCGACAGCCAGACCACGACACACCATAGTTGGCGTCGAGCATCGGCTGGTCGAAGTTGACGGTGAGTTCGGCGCCGGACGCCGGCGACGGTGCCCGTGTTGACCTGCGCACCGACGTGGAACGCTCGGTCCCACGCAACGCTTGCGGGCTTCACGATCGACAGGGCTGCTCGGATCGCGTCGAGGGCCCGGATTCCGTGGCCACCGGCATACCCACCCTCACCGACGAAGATCGTGCCGCCGCTGCCGCCGCCAGTGTAGATGCCGACCGTGAGGTTGCCTTCGACAAGCAGGTTGTCTTGCATGTTGACGTCGCTACCGAACGTCGCGCCAAGACCAGCGCCGTCGGTCCGTTGCCGCGGTGTCGACGTCGTCAGCGAAGAACGCCTTCCGTGACATGAGCAGACCCAAAAGGTCGAAGCGAAGTTCCAACAGCAGCCCCGCTGTACGAAGGGAGCAACGTGATCAGGTCAACGCTACCAGCGAAAAGCGTCTGGAGTCGGATGCTGGCGTCTCTCGATGTTTCGGACCTGCATCGAAGTCGAAGGCGACATTCCCCGTCGACAACGCCGCCGTGCCTCGAGAGCTTATCGTCGTAGAGCGCAGCGACAGCGCTCTTGTAGCGCCGGATGTACTCACCCGTGTAGAACATGAACCAGTTGAACCACGCCGACGGCGGTTCTTCTTCGAGCACCCAGCCGAGCGCCCGCTTGCCGACGGGCAGGCGCCGCTCGGTTGAGGCCGCTGGTATTCCGGATTCGGATTCGTCTGCGGGGAGGGCCGCGAGCGTCGCTGGTGTGGGCATCTGCTACTCCGAAGCGGTACTGGGCGCCGAAGAACGAACGGCGAGCGACCAGCAGTAGTCGATGTCGAAGGCTGCAGACCGATCGAAGCGAAAAAGGAGACTCGCCAGTACGTCGACGAGCCGTAGTCCCGATTGATAAGCACGAAGTAGGTCGCGGCTGCACGAGCACGATTCAGGTAGTCGAAGACAAGCTGGGCCTCTTCGGTTGTCCAACCAGGCTCGGCACCAGCGTCGAACGGGAGCACTGCGCCGTCGGACATGCGTCGCTGACGAGCCTCGAACTGCAGAGGCGCATTCTCGTGGTGGTAGATGTCGACGTTGAAGCCTGGGACGATGTTGGCTGACAGCGTGATGATGTCGACGCCGCGGCCGACTGCCGCCGTCGATCGCCACCTGCCGTTTAAGGCGAAGGCGGTAGGCGACATCGGTCGACGAGCCTCGCGGCGTGTTCAGGAGCTCGCCGATTGCATCCAGCTGTACGCCTTCGGAGGCATCGATCGAGATGCGCTTCGTCAGCATCTCCAGCGTTGTCGCCTCGAGCAGGTTGAGCGGAGACTCGCCAAGCCAGAAACGATCGCCTCGATGACGGGCGTCTTGTGCTGCCTTGAGCAGCAGCGCGATTGCTGCTGCTCGATGGTCGGCGATGAGGGTCAGCATTGCCGAAGGCTACTCCACCTCGACCACGATGCGGGCAGTGTCGAAGGTGGCCTTCTCCCCGAAACGCCAGCACCACATCGTTGAGCGTCAGGGATGCCGCGACAGCGCCGGCCGCGTCGACATTCGACACGCCAAGACGCGTCACGTTGGTGATGCCCGCGACGCCGAAAACGGCCGCGAAGAAACGGCTCCGGCGAACCTTCGACCCGATCGTTGCGTTGTTGCCCAGCGTCGCGATCGCCGTTTTTACCTGGTCGATAGCGAGCGCGTTGCTGTTGTTCTTCTCGACCCGGACGTAGACGGCAAGATCGGGACAGGTTGCGGCCGCGAGAAGGCGATGAAGACGTCCTCGCCGTTTGCGCTCGGTCGCCCAGTCTCCGTCGACGGTCGCGGTGGAGTAAGTGCCAACGCCTTCTCCGCGGTTATCGTAGATCGCTTGAGCGATTGCCACGTCATCGCCACCGTCGACGACGGCTTCAACGTCGTGCGGCGGCACGCCAAAGCACGCTCGCAAGCGCTGTCGGGTTTTCGTAGACGTACGCTTCGACGACGCCGGGGACTGCGGTGATGGCTGAACGAATCGACCCAGTCGTCCGCACGCCCGCACCAGCAAAGCCGTCGACGATCTGCTGCCGAAGCGATGCGTCGCTCTGAGCGACTGCGCCGAGCGTTGCGTCGGCGCTGTTGGTGACGGTCGACCATCCAGCAACCGGCGTCACGATGGATGTCAGCGTGCCGTGCTGCCTTTGGCAGGCGTCGGCCCCGTCGTCGACGCCATCGCCTCGACGCTGAAGACGCCACCAGTGATGGTGACGGCGCTGAGCGTGCTCCACTCGACGCCCGCCAGCAGCGGGTCACGCACACGCGAAAGCGCTGGGATCACCGTGCCGTTGGGGCCCGGTGCCGGTGAGCGTCACTGTCGACGCCGTCGCTGGCGTTCGCGTCACACCAACAAGCGCAGCCAGGAGGTCGAGCGAAGCGCCCTCGGCGCCGTTCAGGTACTGGCGACGAGTAGACCGCTTGGAGGGCCTGCCACAGCGCAAAGCTCACGGTCAGCCGGCAGCACGGCAATCTGCCCAAGCACGGTGTTCTCGTCGAGAACGAGACGCCCGTCTGGGTTGATCGCCGACGACGAGAACCACGTCGTTTGAATCTCGGAGAGGATGTCGTCGAACGACGGAATCAAAAGACCGGCAGAAGAGAGTCCAGCCATGCATCACCTCACGGAACGATTGCGCCGTTGATCGTCGCCGTTGAACCATCGTCCGACACAAAGACGATGTCGACCACGAGCTCGCGAGCGCTTGTCCGCTGGAACGACAACGAGGTGATGCTGCGAACGCCGTCGGTGCTTTGAATGGCGTCGCGGAGAATCGCCACCACGAACTCGTTGCTCTTCGACCCGAGCATCTCGTTCCACGGCAGGCCGATCGTCGTGTCGGTGAGCCACTCGCCGAGAAACGTCCTGCACTTGATGAGCACCCGCTGCGCGAGCGCCTCGATCGCTTCATCCGCGCGCCAGACGCGCGGGCCGCGACCGCTGACGTCGATGTCTCCGCTTGCGGGGTTGATGACCAGGTCGCTCATCAGATGGCCTTCGCTTTCGTCGCGGCCATCGTCGTCGGCCACTGCGTGGTGGTGAGCAGCAGGTTTGCTGCCTTGGCTGCTGCGGCTGCAGCGGTGATCGCGGCAGCTGCTGGTGGCGCTGTCGCGAGCACAGACACCAGCGGCGCCATGAGGGTCACCGCTTCGGTCAAAGCCGTCAGCAGCGGCGTGAGCGCAGCCAGCTGTGCCTTCCACGGGCAGGCTCAAGCGCGAGCGGCTGGTGTGCCGACACCATCGGCGCGCAGCCCCGAGGTGGCAGGTGCCGTCGGGCGCAAGGCGGAATGCGCCTCCTGGGCCAGCAAGCGCGGCGGCTGATCCAGCCACGATGGAGCCTGGGAGAGTTCGGCATCGGGCCACATGCCGAGTGGGACGGCGAAGGCATCTGCAAGAGCGTGCGACCTCGGGTCGGTCGGGGCAATCGCACGACCAGACCCACGCCAGCCATCGAGCATCCGATCGGTGAAGAGCAGAGTCACAACGTCGCCGGCTGCGACCGGCAGCACGAGCGTGAATCCGCCAGCGCGAGGGAAGCAGAACGGCACGTCGTCGAGCACCGGCAGGCTGATCTCGGTGTCGGCAAGGCGGACCGAGCTGATCGGCTGCACCGAGCAGGACTGCTTCGCCGCATCGAAGCTCACGACACGGGCAGGGCACGCGACATGGAGCGTCTGCTTTTCCTGCTCGAGGAAGGCGCGGAACAGTGCGGCGATGTCTACATGGCAGCCTACCGTTGCCGTGGAAACCAGCGGGCAGGATCAGCCCGCTTCAGCTCGAGCGTCGTCGTCCAGTCGGCCCTCGTGGCTGTCGCCAGAGATCTTCTGCTTCTTGACGACGTACCTGCCCGACCAGCGACGGCGTCACGCTTGAGCGAATGTCGACGATCCGGCTTGGACGAAGCTGCGGTTGGATGAGGGCCGACACGCTGACGAGGCCGTTGGTGGCGGTGTCGCCGTCCTTCGCCTCGATTCGCTCGGGAGTGCCGACCATGCCGGTCGTCGACGAAAGGACGATTGCTGTCGACCCGTCGCCATCGACGGTGTCGAGGACCAACAGCTGCCCGTCTGCACCGACCACGTCAGGCTGGCTGCGCGAGTGACCGCGTCGAGCGCAGCCGCTGCACTGCCAGCAAAAGACCACCCGCGCTCAAACGCTCGCGGCGACGGGTTGATGCGTGACCCGGTCGACAGCGGAAGCCCGAGGCCTCGAGCGACATCGCGAACAACGCTCTCGATGGTCGTGCCTGGGCGGTAGGACCAAGCACCGAACTTCGTCGACATGGCCTTTCCACCATCGGTGGCCTCGATGGTGGTCAGCATGTCGCTGCCCTGCTGCTTGTGCGTCGTTCGGTAGCAGGTGCCAGCGAAGATCACGCCGACGAGATCGCTGTAACCCGCCTCGAGCACAACGGAGAGACCAGGCTTGTCCATGCGCGCGCGCGTCGTCGGGAGCAGGTTCGCGATCGTGATCGTCGCCTTGTTGGCCTCCCTGCCGTCGGTCTTCTCGACGGAGAACGCCACGCGAAGACCGCTCGGCAAGCTGTTGATTCTGGTGTCGCCGACGACGACCGCGCACCGCCGTTGGAGAAGCACGGTCATGACGTCGCCTCAGCCCACGAAACGAAGAGCAGGTCGACGCGGGCACCGAGCGTTGTGAGGTTCGGTTCCGTCGTGGAGCCGGCGACGTCGACCGCCACGAACTCGCCGCGAGGACGGCGAGCGTCGACGACGTGCTGCATCATCGGCGTATCGAGAACGACCTTCAGGCCGATAGCAATCGGTGCGTCGTCCTCGTCGTAGATGCTCATGTAGAAACGATCGTCGCGGTCGTTGTAGCGCAGCGCGACACGGAAGACGTCACCGTCAAGCTCGACGGTGAACGAGATCCCAGGCTCTCCAGCACGAGCGACGATCGGCATTCGAAGCGCCATCACTGACCACCTTTCGCGATGCTCTCGAGCGAAGCAAGCCGGCATCGCCACCGGCGAGACGCGCAAGGCCCTGTGCCGCTTGGCGCGCAAACGAGATGTTCGGCTTCGGCACCTCTTCAGGCGTCAGCCTTCCATCGCGAGTGCGCTTCGCTTCGTGCTCGGCTTGCGTGTCGGAGGGATTGAAAGCGTTTGCGTCGAGGCGCCCGGTCCTGGATCTTGCTCGAGCGTGAGCCTGTCCAGTGAGCGAGCAGCGATGTCGCTGGCGTCGCGCGGGACGGAGAGCAGCTTAATGATCATGTTCTCGTACGTGCGCAGCGACGTGCGTCCGCCTTCAGCAGCGCGCCTTCCCGCTGCATCGCAAGCAGCGCTTCGTAGGCACGCTTCACGCGGTCCGGCGACGAAGGCATGCCCTCGCTCGTCGACAGAGGCTCTGCGCCGACGACGCCTTCCAGCACGAGCTGATCGCCGTCGATCGTCATGTTGTCCGAGATCGACGCAAGCCGGCCGCCACCGCTCTCGACGGGGAACTTCGTCGGTGTCGCGCTGCTGCTGTGCGTCTCGCGTGGAACCGCGTCGAAGGTGACACCTGTGCCGTCTGTCCGCTGAATGATCACCAGCATCATCCCTCCCCTGCGATGAGGTCCACGCGGGCTGCGCGGATCGTTTGCTCGAGCGACTGCCCTGTCGCGTCTGCGACCACGCGGCCGGTCTTGCCCGGTAGGCAGCGCCGACGATGGCGGAGATGTTTACGTTCGGGGCACCCACGTTCAGCGTGCGGCTTCCCGTCACCGACGCACTCCTCGCAACTGGCGAGGAAAGCAGCGCGCGGCTCACGTCGCTCTGGTTGACCGTCGCGAGGCCTGCGCTCAAGGTCTTCGTAGCGGCGGGCGCGAGCGCAACGCCCGTGGGCCTGGCGTTGCCGAAGAAGCCAGCGATCTTGCTACCGCGACGTCGGCAAGCCTTGCCGACGAACGCGGGAGAAGTCGGCGGCGACATGGCTTCGCGAAAGAAGGCAGCGGATACGTTTCGCCGGGGTGACGTGGAAGAGGTCGACGACAAAGCCAGCGATCTCCTGAATTCGGATGATGCCGTCGAGCACAGCTTGAACGCGTTGTCGATGAGCGCGAATGCGCCGACCACGACGGCGCCGAGCCCAGCAAAGACACGCTGCACGAAGCCGAGGCCATCGTCGCCAGCGGCACTCACCAGCGTCTTCGCGAGGTCGCCAAACTTCCCGGAGAAGGAGCCGAAGAACGAATCGCCACCCTGCAGCGTCGTGATGATGTCGTCGATGGCGAGGAAGACCACCCAAGCAGGAGCCCACCGCGAGAGCCGGTGCTGCGGCGACGACGAGACGCTTCAGGAAACCGAGCAGGGACAACGCCGCGATGTCGATCAGACCTGCGAGAACACCGAAGCTCGCGGTGATCGTGCTGTTCGCTGCGACTGCCGCCAGCGAGCCGAGGCCGAGGGCAACCAGCGTCAGCGAGCCATTGAGCAGCTGCACCAGCAGCGACCGTCGCCAGCGTCGCCGCAACAGCTTTGATCTCCTTCGCGAAGCCGCGCACGAACTTCGTCACCCGGCTCGCCTTCTCGGCGAGGAAGCCAAGGCCCTTCACGATCGCCTCGATGGTCGGCAGCAGCGCAACGAGCAGAGAGTTTCTTGCGCCAGCGACCGTTGCCTCGAGGGCTTTGACCCGGTCGTCGACGGCGCCGATCTCGCGGATCGTGCTGTCTGACAAGACCTGCCCGAGCCGTTCCGCCTGGTCGCCGAGATCGCGAATGCCGTCGGCGCCTTGAGCGAGGAACGGCGCGAGCTGCCGACCGAGAGCGGCCAAACAGCGCCGTTGCTGCCGTTGCCGTTCAGCGACGGTTGGCAGCTTGGCGATGGCGTCGGCGACCCGACCGAAGAGCGCACGCGGGTCTTGCTTCTCGATGCCCTTCGTCTCGATGCCGAGCTGATGGAACGTGTCGATGAGGCCCTGCAGCAGCCAGCAGCAAGGCTTCGCCGACGTTGACGGTGAACTTGAGCAGCGCACCGTTGAGCGTTTCGGCGTCGCTGCCACTCTGCGCAGCCGCCGAAGCCCAGCCGGCTGGATCTCCTCTGACGCTCGAAGCCCGGTCCTGGTCTGCCCAGGTCGCCGATGGCAGGGATGGCGTCGAGGGTGGCGACGACCCAGTCTTTGATGGCATCGACAGCGAAGGCGCCGGCAAGTGCGCCAGCGACCTTCCCCGCGGTGTCGCGGACCTTGCTGAGCAGCGAATCGCCCTGAGCGAACGACGCCGTGTCGCTCTTGAGTACCGCAGGACCGCGAAGTACTCTGCCACCGTCGTCATCGGTCACTCCTCGGAGGCGAGCTCGTTTCGCGCTGCATCGAACAGATCGAGCACGTCGTCCGCGCATCGAGCACCTCGACAACGATCGAGATGCCGTTCGGCCGCGTGGCGTCAGCCCACGAGATCGATCCCTGCGTGCACCAGCCTCCAGACGCGCCACTCGTCGACGAGGTGGTCGGCACGCTCGACGCCGGCCCGCTTCGACGGTTTGACGCCTACGCTGACTGGGTCAACGAGGCGAGCGTAAAACCCGCGAAGTTGTGCTTCACCGCTGCGATGAACCACACGGTCAGTCGCGGGCAGTCGTCCGGTGAAGACGATGTCGAAGCCTGACGTCGAGCGACTCCTTGCGCCCGACGACCGTTCATGCTCTTCGCCAGCACCATCATGAGCGACAGCAACTCGGCATCGTCGACGCCTGCGACCAGGTCGATCAGCTTGTTCAGCTTGCCTTCGAGCAGTGCCTGCTTGCCGTCCATGCTGCCGATCTGCTCGATGAGCGGCAGCACCTCGGAGATGAGCGGGCCGGCGAGGCGACCAAGCGCTTGAACGTCTTGGGGGCCTGCGTCGCGGGCAACGTGGTTGATGACGAACTTCGTCCCATCGAGGTCGAGAATCTTCGGCTCGGCATCGAGGCTCCAACGAAAACGGGCGCAGGACATCCCTGCGCCCGCAACGGTTCTACGCGACTCGCGTCGGCGACACATCACCCGATCGGAGCGAGCAGCGGCACCGACTCGAACGCAGCGCATTCGATGGTCCACTCTTCGACAGGCGCATCGGGCGAGAACGACGGCGCCGGCTCCGGGCCGATGCCACGCAATGAGCGACTGGTGCACAACGCCAGCCGCAATGTCGCGAATGCGGAACGGCTGCTGGTCGAGCGGCTTGATGGTGGCGCGCTTCCACGCCCGCTGCATCGCAGCTGCCGATGGCGAGCCGCGCTGCAGCCGCAGCGTGACGGTCGCAGCCTTGTTCGCGCTGACGACGCGCACGACGTTGCCGTCGGCGCCGACGGCCGACCTTCGTCTCGCGGTCGCCGTCGGCATTCGACAGCGATGGCGTCGCCGTCGGCGAAGCCTTCGATCGCAATCGGCCCCGCTGAACGAGGCCAGGACCTGTGTCTGAAGTCGGAGACAGGTGACGTTGCCCGACATGATGCCTCCAGCGTGTTGTTGCTACGTGCGAACTCCGCTCAGGCCGCGAGGCTGCCGCGCAGCGACACCTCGTGGATGGCACCTTGCAGGTTCGCCCCGAACTCCACACCAGGCAGCAAGCGCGCGAGGCGGTTGGCCGACGAGATGTCCGAGATGGCGGGCGACCGAACGAAGCTCGACCCCTCGACGAATGCGCCGTTGCGCTCGCCTTCGCCGAGCACCTTCATGACCGCGTTTTCGAGCAGGCCGACGCCAGCCTCGATCATCGGGATCTTGTCGACCGACGCGAGCGTTGCGACGAGTTCTTCCTTGATGCGCGCCGACGTCCAGTCGAGGATCACGATCTCATCGAAGAAGCGAGCAGACGACATCATGCCAGTCTGCAGAAGGTTCAGGCCGGCGACCTCTTGGTAGTGGTTGCAGCGGTTCGTTTCGAGGTTCGAGCTGCTCCGCCGTTGCGGTCAGGCGCGTCGGTTTCGAACACCGGCAGCCCGTCTTCGCCTGCGGCGTCCACGAACCGACGGTCTTCGGCAACGGCAGACCGCCGAAGGCTGCGGCAGGGAAGTCGGCGTCGTGCTTCGTGAAGATCAGGGAATGTGCGCGTGTATCCGGCCGTCTTCAGCGCGCCGACGAGGTTGGTCGTGTTGGAGGCGAGGCCAGTCGCGTTGGCGGTGACGATCGAACCAAAGTTGATCGCCGAGTCGCAAGCTGCACGCGCTTGTTGCTCTCGACGAATGCCGCCGCCGGTGATGATGTCGAGCTGGTTGTTGCGGGTGAGAGTACAGCGCGTACCAGCCAGAGTCGGCGGCGAGGATGGCGGCCAGGTCAGGGCAGCGAGCGTCGAACGCGCAGCCGAGGTGTCTTGGCTTGCCCGCGTCGCCTCGTTCGCGATGTCGATCACGAAGTCTGGGGCCAGCCACGTCGGCAGTGAGCACCAGGTTGTTCGTCGAGACGGTCGCCGTCGCCGGGGATTGCCGTGTCCGCATTGACCGCCGCAGCAAGGCCCGTTGCCGATCTCGGCCGCCGTCGCGCTGGCGTCGGCGGTGAAGTCCTGCAGGACGTGCCGTTGATCGAGATGGTGTAGACACCGCAGGCTTGAACGCAACCGCGAGCATCGTGACCACGCGCGCGGTCTGGGTGCCGGTGAGGCGGCCGACCTTGATGCTCGGCACCGTCGGCGACTGCGCGAAGATCTTGGATGCAACTTGGTACTCGGCATCGGTCGATCCGCGAAGCCGTCGGCGGTCATGCCTGCAAGGCTGCGGTAGGTGCGCACGAGCTCGGAGGTAGCCCGCGTGTGCGACAACCCGACGATGAGCGGCACGGCAAACGTCCGCCTGCGCAGGTGCACTGGCCGGTGATCGAGATGACAAGGGAGACGAAGTCTTCGAGGGCAGCCACGGGAGCCTCCTGGGCAGTGAGGCCCCCACGCTACCATGCGGAGAAAACCTAACCGGGCAGCCGCTTGAGCGCTGCGTCCAGCAGCAACTGGTCCCATCCGCACGACGACGAGTGCGCCTGACCTCACTCCTTGATGCCGATCGCTCGCAGCTCATAGTGCTGCGCTTCGTGCAGGAGGCACTCGCCGACAAGGTCGATTCGGAACTCGGCCAGGCCGTCAGCGGTGTTCGTCGCGTATGACCATGTGACGCACTCCGATCCCGGCCACGGGTCGAACAGCTCACATGAAATGCGCATGCGCTGAAACGTCGACGCTGATTCAGGAAACGCCTTCAGCGCAATCGCAAACCCGCGTCGCCCATCGGCTTCTTCTTGCTTGGTACATCCGACGAAGTGCGGGCCAGGCTCTCCGCACGAGAGCAACAGCAGCAGAGGCAAAAGAAAAAGGGCCGCACGGTTTTCCATGCGGCCCCATCTCATCATGTCCAAACACCGGCAACGTTCATCCTGCTCTGCATCGCTTGCACCCAGACGCCAGGAGGTGCAGAGCCCACGCGGATTCGCCTGCACCCCACACGCCCTGGCGCCGTGCAGACCCACACGAGCGTCGATGTCGGTGGTGGGCCCTGACGGCTGATAGAAAGCAACAGCAGCGACATCGGTCACCTCACGCGAGCGGGATGAGTTCACCGACGGCGGTGCTCAGGTGGTTAAGCATGACGAGGACGAGATCCATCTTCGGCGTCACCGACACCGCGGCAACCGCGGCCATGCGGTTACCACCTGCAGCGGTGCCCGCCTGCAGCAGGTCGGTCGGAACGACTGGAGTCGACGCGCGGTTCTTCACCGTCGAAGCGGTACATCTGGTTGATGGCGCTGGCCGTGTAGATGTTGGCGTAGGCGTGGCGTCGGCCCTCGTTCCCGAAAGGCGAGTAGCAAGCGCTCGTGCCCGTCGTGAGCGTGATCGGCCCGTCGATCACAGCAGCACTCGCCCACGCGCCCGTCGTTGCGCCGGCAAGGTCGAAGACGTCGACGGTGGCCGATGCGCCGCGAAAGAAGTAGCAGAACGAAAGCCGCGCGTTTCGCCAGACGTCAGGCTGAATGCCGTGCGACGGCGCCCAGAAACCACTGACAGCGTTGGCAGCCGGAGCGACCGCAAAGCCCGTCGACCATGCACCAGCAGCGATCGACACCGTGCCGTTGTTGTAGGTCGCGTCGCTGTAGTTGTACGCGTAGATCGACGTCGTGGCGCTCGAGCAGCCGGAACGAGGCCGGGAGGTTCGGATACTCGATCACGAACTTCGCGTTTGCCGACGGCTGCGTCGCCCACGCTGCGCCCATCGTGTACACCGCGCTCGGCCCCGCCGTGTGTGAAGCGATGACGCCACGCTGCCCAACTGCTGCTGGCGTGGTGGTGTCTTCAGACGATGCGGATCTGGAAGTTGCGGTACTCGTTGGCTGCAACAACGGCGTCGCCCAGACGCGGCCTGTCCGGTGATCGCCCACCACGCACCTGCCGCCGTGGCCGCAAGAGCCAGCGCGCGTGCCGTCGTAGGCGTAGGCGCCCTTCACCAGGCCTTCGCCCGGCTGACTGGTCGAAGGGCACATAGGTTTCGTCGAGCGCCATCATTGCGCTGTCAGTGGCGATCGTCGCCGGGAGGTTCGTCGTACCAGAGCGAGGGCGGCGAGCGTGTTGGCTGCGACCTCGAACGACTTGAAGATGCCCGCAGCAACGGTGCCCGCGTTGAGCGTGAAGACGCGACCGCCGAGGATCTCGTCGATGTCATTCAGCGCACCAGGGTGAAGCCGAGGCCAGTGTCGAGATCACCACGTTCGGCGTGGTCCCGCCGGTGTTCGCGACGATCGTGCGCTCAGGCCGTCTTGCCCGACGCCTTGTTCGTCACGCGAACACGGAAACCGACGTCGCCGCTGCCGCCACGGTTGGCCAGCATGTTGACGCCGACGGCGGTCGGCAGCGCCGTGCTGAGCACGATCTTTGTTGCCGACGGCGACGCCGCAAGCACGCCCTTGAGACCGAAGGACGGAGCGAAGGCTATCGCAGCACCGATGGCGAAGGTACCAGCGAGGCCAAGCGCAGTCTGCGCCGCACCCATGCCTTCTGCACGATGTTGTAGCGGTTGAGCAGAGCAGCGCTGACGAGCTGAAAGACGAAGGGGTGGCGCGAGATGTCGTTGCGCATGTCGGCGCAGAGCACACGCCCGCAGCGTGAGCGTTCGGAGCCGCCGACGACTGCGCCCACACCTGTCGATCGATGCCGTTGAGGTAGGTCACTGCCATGGTTCACGTCCTTTCAAGGGATGGCTGAGAGATGTTCAAGAGATGCGCGAGCGATGACACGCCGACCAGGTCGACAGGTTTTGATTCGGCGCCAGGGAGCGAGCGTCGGCACCACCGAGTGTGGCAACGTTTCCGACTGGCACGGCGTTCGTGACGCTCGTCAGCGTGGTCACCGTCGTCACGGTGGTGACCGTTCCGCTTTCAATGACCGCAGTGGATCGTTGACGCTGCGCGGCCTTGTCGACGGCGACAGGGGACTGCGCGAGCAAAACAAGTTGTCGAAGAAGAGCGACCGACTTCTCGTCGAGAACCGGCATCGGGTTGTCGAGACTGACGTCGCCGCCGTCGACGTCAAAGTTTCCGAGGGCGAGCTTCATCCGCTGGAAGTGTCTTGCGGCGATCTCCTCGGTCGCGACCGCGCTGCCTGTGCCGGGAAGGGTGATGTCGTCAGCCATCGGCGTGACCTCAAGGGATCTGGAAGTGGATGTCGCCAGCAACGCCACCGCTCGGCGCCGACGACGAGTGCGTGATCGTCCGCGTCGCTGACGCAGGAAGACCGAGCGTTGTTCGCTGCGCGGCGGCGTCTGCGTCGTCGAGCAGGGCTTTGCCCGCAGTGGTGATGTCGCCGCCGAGCTTCGCTGTGGTCACCGACCCATCGACGAGCGGCGCACCCAGGGCGATGAGGCGCCATCGCGCTGTTGTCGAGTCGTAGACGAACTGCGCAGCGGCGTTTGCTGGCAGCGCAACCGAGGCGCCGGTGAACGTCACGATTCGATTCGCCGCCGTCGACAGCGCGTCTTCGTTGGTGAAGACGATCGGCTGCGCGCCGACGTTGACGACCTCCAGCTTGCGTCCCGAGACGCCGCCAACGATGCCGGTGATGTTGCAGATGCGTCCGACGAAAGACGAAACGACGAGCCAGCGCCGATTGCGTAGTCGTTGCTGTTCGCTGTGATCTGCGCGGGCGTTGCGTGGGGCAGCTCGAGCGGTGCGGCGGTGGTCACCTGCACGCCAGCATTCGCGACCTGCTTCGTCTGCCACGTCGTCGTGGTTCCCGTGTATCGCGTCTTCTCGACACCGGCGAAGACGTCCGACATCTCGCCGGCTGCCGGGAAGCGCCGGCCTGTTGTGGTGTCGACGGTCAGACGTGATCGACGGGTTTGCGTCGCTTGCAGGGCCAACGTCGATCGCGCCATTGCCGGCCACGCGGAACAACAGCGCGGCGCCAGAGCCCTCAACGCGAAGAGCGTAGCGGTCGGCAACGGCCGTGACGCCAGTGATCACAGCAACCGAAGTGCGACCGCTCAACGAAGCGGACAATCCCTGAATGATGATGCCGTCGCCAGCGGATGAAGCCGTCGACGACGAGATGAAGATGCCGCGTGAACCAGCACCGACCCCGCCGAGATCCACGTGTCGACCGCTGTCGACGTCGTGTAGGTCGGCGCGCTGATCGTGGGCGCGGCCTTGCTGCTGACGATCGTTCCGGTGATCGGACCGTTGCTGGCGTCGAGTTTGAAGTAGACGCCGTCGGTGCCGATGTGCCGCGCGCGGCAGCTGCGTCGACGTCGTCGACAAGCGACGCACCGAAGGCCGTCATGCCATGCGCACCGACAGTCGCCAGCGTGTGCGCGGCTGGCGCGAAGTCTGCCGTCGACGACACCGCCGCCGACCCAAGACCGAGCGTCCCGCGCTGAGCTGCTGCATCGGCGTCGTCAAGCAGAGCGCGGCCGGCTGCCGTGATGTCGCCGCCGAGCTTCGCCGTTCCGATCGATGCATCGGCGATGGTGAGCGCACCGCCCTGAAGCGCAAACGTTGAAGCGAGCGAGATGTGTTGCGCAGCGCCAGTGCCCGCCGCATGCCGACCGAGCAGCACACCCGAGAGCACGCCAGCGATGTCGTCGTGCGTGAGCACCACGTCGCCGGTGCGGCCTGCAACGCTGGTGACCGCGCCACCGCCACCAGCGACCGCCACCCATGCGGTGCCGTTCCAAACGAACTGTGAGCCGTCTGGAAGCGTCGGCGAGCGTTCCAGGCGTGAGCAAGTGCCGCAGGGATCGCGTCTCGGCCAGCAGCGTCCGCCACAGCGTGCGCGCCACCGAACATGTGCCTGTCGGCCACCACGGGGAACGGCGCGTCGTTCGCCGGCTCAATCGGCGCGATGACGAACTGGCTCCTGGCGTCGTCATGAGATCTCCACGGTGAATGCGCCGAGGCTCGGGTAACGGCACTACGCCAGAGCGTGCCCGACTGCGCCGATCGACGACGATGGATGTCGCGACGGTGAAGCCGCCGACGAAGCCGCCGACCTCGAAGCGGGTGAATGCCAACGTCGACGGGATGAACACCCAGCAGAACTGGAAGCGCTGCCGCGGAGAACGCGAGCGAGATTCCTGTGGAGCCGTCATCGACCTCGAGCAGGGTCAAGCGCCTCGACCTCGGCCTCGGTGTCGATGACGACGGCGCTCACACCGGACCACACCGCTTCGGTCGCAACGGGAACAACCGCTCCGTCGTCGGGCACAACGAATGACCCTGAAGCCCAGCAAGGTCGGCGTCACCAACAAGGCCGATGCGCTGAATGGCAAGAAGACGTCCTCGGCGTCCATCGCTGGCGACGTAGCCAACGAGCAACCGCGGCAGCCCGGCCCGGAGCAACTCGGGCAGATGTCGTCGACACCAGGCGCCGAAGCCCGCGTCATTCACGCGGCCCCGCGTCGTCGGCAAGGAGAGCCGACCGATCGCTGCTTCCACGCGCGCGTGCGGTGACGTCTCCGGCATCATCCCCGCATCCGCATCGTCGAAGACCTGGACGGCGGCATCGTGCATCGCCGCGGGCCTCGAGCGTGCAGCCGCACGTCAGGCACGTCTGCAGCGGGTGTCGCCGAGGTCTTCCACCTCGACCCAGTCGGTGCCCTCGAGCGTGGTCGACGTCCAGGCAAGCGTCCGCAAACGGGTAGCTGGCCCGCGCACCACCTGCCCGGCCGACGACCAGATGACGCGCTCGACGCCGAGGCCGGTCGTCTCCGCAATCCAAAGCAAAGCGCGTCTTCGACTCGGCGACGCGCGACTGCAGCGACGGGGTTGGCCAGCGCGATGCTCATGCAATCTCGTACCGCAACCGACCAGCGGTGGCCGAGATACCGGGGCAGCAGCGCGAACCATCCACCGGCAACGGCCGTCACGTAGTCGGCGACCAGGTCGACGGCTTCGCCAGCAGCATCGACCGCCTTGAAGCGTGGTGCATCTGTTTGCTGGAGCGCATCGGCCCAGAAGACGCCGACCTTGCTCCCGACGCCGGCGTCAGCCACCGAGAACCGCAGCGACCTCTGCGGCGCGAATGACGGCCCGGCTGAGCGAATCGCCGACGCCAGCGTCGACGCCGGCAAGCCGACACTCCCGGCAGCGACCTGGCCAAAGGCGACTTCGCTCATCGAGCGCGTTGATGGCACGAGCGTCGCCTTCGCACGCCAGAAACCACCCGCCGCCCAGAAGGCCACGCTGTCGACGCGGAACCACCGACCGGCCGCAATCACCATCGCGCCTTCGCTCGGTGAAGGACCGACAAGGCCCGGCAGCACTTCGCTGCGGAAGTAGCAGATGATCGCCTCGTCGTTGCTCACCACCCCGTTGCGCGGCTGCGCCTGCAGCCCGGTATCGGGTCGCCACACGGCGTCGAGGACGACCTCGACGGAGTAGGTTGGCGTCGCGCGACGGCCCATCACCAGCTCGGCAGCGCTGGGCCGCACGACAGTGATGCCCCCGGCGTGGCCAGGCTCTCGATCACGCTGTTGATGGTGTCCAGGCTCATTCAATCTCCTTGGTGTCGACGACGGCGTAGGTGACGCTTTGGCGAAGGCGTCCGGTGTCGATCAGCGGCGTGCTGCTGCCCTTCGCAGCGATCGTGCTCGGAGCGTTGTCGGGCTTGATGCCGCGGGCCATGCGCTTCTGGATCTCGCCCACCGCCTTCGTCCCGAGCAGGCCAAGCGCAGCGTCTTCGCTGAGGCGGCCGAGCAGCACGCGGTCATTCAGGCGGGCGACCAGGGCGAAGATCTCTCGGTCGCTTCTCCGCGAGCGTCGCGCGGATGAATGAGCGCTCCGGGATGATGATCACCGCGTTGCCGATCTTGATCGACGCGCCGTACTCGTGCACGCCTGCAAGGCGGCCGACGGTGATTCCGTCCTCGACCTCGTTCGCTGCTTCCGTGCCGATGACGCCCACCTTGACGACCCGGCCGCCAAGCCGCGCAGCGCGCTCCTTCATTTCACGCCAACGGCGGTCATCGATGCGGACGTTCTTGCTCAAAGCACAGCCCCGACGAAGCATCGACGACGCAGCTGGATGAGGCGCTTGCCGAACGGTGACGTCGCGAGCTCGTCATCGGCGAAGGCTGCGTCGCCGCCAGCGATGAAGCCCGCGGCCTTCGCACCGTAGCTGCGCGACACGCCATCGACGCTCTCGCTCGTCACGACGCCAGCGTACGCGGTCCGGCCAGCAACCGACGCCGACGGAGGCTCCGCATTCGACGCCGCCTCGACCCACAGAAGGTGTGCAGCCATGAGCGCGGCGGCCTGGCCCGCGACGTCGCCGTAGGCTTCGCGGTTCGTCATGCGCTCGGCGAGGTCTGCAGCGGTGTCGATGTTGTCGACGCCCGCAGGCGACGACCCGGATGGACCGAACATCGGGGCAACGAAGAGCACGTCGGCCGCAACGATCGGCGTCGAGAATGTGTAGACAGCCATGCGTCAAAGCGTAGCAGCGCGCAGCGTTGACATCGGGCGACCAAAAAAGAAGCACCGACTCCCTTTCGGGTGACGGCGCTTCAGCCTCTGGCCCCGCCTTGCGGAAGGGTTATCTTCGGTGGCGCATCCTGAGCAGTTTCCCGCCCGAGGACGCATGGCGTGCACTTCGTCTCACGCGCTCACGCCGCTGTCAAGATCACCAGTTGAGCGCCTTCGCTTTCAGCACTTCGCGCCACGAGATGTCGATCTGCGCGATGACAAGACCAGCAGCCCCAGCGCGAGCAGGTTGCGCACAACGAGCGCATCATCCTGGTCGAGGATGATCGGCCGCCTTCATCGCCACCAACGAAAACCGACTCGTGCGTGACGTTCTGCACCGTCGTTCCTGCGGCTGGCGAGCTCCCAACCACGCTGACGAGGGGCTGCGTGTCTTCGGCGCCGATGGTTGCCCCGGTGATCGCGGTGGAGCTGCTGGCAAAGTAGATCGTCGACGACGGCGGCGACATGTTGGCGCGCTTCTTTGCTCGAGCAATCGAAAGGTTGAGCGTGCCGCCGCCTGCAGAAAACTGCGCCGTCATCGCGGTGGCGATGTAGGCGGCGATGCCGATCGTCTGCTGCGCGGTGAAGTCGGTGTCGTTGAGCAAGCGAAGCGCAAGCCTGTCGATCACGACCGTCTTCGTTGTCGACGGGTTGCGCATCGAAAAGAGCGCCGCTGCACCAGCGACACCAGAGAGCAGACCCGTTCGAAGGGAAAGGCGGTAGCAGCCACCGACGAGCGGGTCGACGTACGGATGGATCGGGGCGACCAGGGCGCCACCGTTGACGCCGGTTTTTTGTCGTGAGCCGTCGTCGAAGTCTTTGAGTGTCGCCATGGTCTGCCTCCGTGATCGTCGTCGGGAACGATGCTCAGATCTTGTAGTTGTTGTTCGCCATGATCTGGCGCTCGACCGCATCGTAGGCGCTGTGGTTCGCCAGACGGAACTCCTCGGCGTCACGCGCAGCGTTCACCACTTCGACATCCGCCTCGGGGATGCCATCGAGGGTCACGACCTCGTTGGCAATCAGCACGCCCCACTGCTCCGGCGTGCGACGACGCCACTGCTGATCGGTGAGCTTCACCGGGGCCTTCGTGGCAATGCCCTTGTCGGGCGTGTTCGCGCCGTTGATGTCGTCGTAGTAGAAGGGCGCCGGCTTGAGGTTGCGCAGCGTCACCGGCCGATACGACGAAGCGGGCGCGATGGTGGTGGGCGCTTCGACAGCAGCATCGGCAGCCTTCGCCGCGGTGAGCGCTTCGACGGCATTCGACAGCTTCGCGAGAGAGGCGCGCAGGTCGGCGTTGTCTTTGGCGAGGCGTTCGGTTTCAGCCTTCGCGTCTTCGATCGCCTTCGCCTGAGCCTTCGCGGTGGCGGCGGCGGCCTTCGCCTCGGCCTTCGTCAGCTTCTCGGCTGCAGCTTCGTCGGTGGTGACGGGTGGTGTCGGTGGTGGCCTCGGTCGAAGTGGTGTTCTCGGGCATGGTCACGTCCTCGTGGTCAAAAAGCGAACGGGCCGCACTTGCGGCCCGTTCGGCAGTGCCCGGCGATGTTCTCACATCCCGTAGCTGGAATCGAGGCTCAACGGGTAGCGGCAGATGACACCAGCGAAGCGCATCGTCATCGGCACAACCCACTCGAGGTTCTGGCGCTGCGACTCGTGCACCACGATGTCCTCGGGGATGTCGAGCTTCACCTTCGACTGGTCGCGCTTGTAGACGATCATCTGACGCAGCACCACCAGTGCCCGAGCTCTCGAGCTGCGGGATGATGACGACCTGCACGCCGGGGTGCGCCTTCAGGAAGAAGTCGAGCAGGGTCGTGTCGCTGCTGTCGGTGCGCGGGGTCTGTGCGAGCTGCGCGTACGAGGTCGGCGAGAGCGCAACGGTGTCCGGAACCTCGACGCCCTTCGTGACGGCAGCCATGCGGGTGAACGGCAGCGAGATGTCGGTGAGCACCGCGTTCTTGCCGGCGTCGGTGTTGAGCGCCAGCTTGTCGGCCCACGTGGTCTGCGAAGAGAACGTCGCCACGACGGTGTTGGGCATGTTGGCGATGTTCGTCAAACCCGACGAGGCCGATGCTGCTGTCGCCGAGGATCGCCAGCTTGTCGCTCAGGCGCAGGAGGATGTCGCGCGCAGCGCTGAGCTTCGCGGAGTCGAACCGGCTTGTTCGCGAGGCGGCCCGCCTGGACCTCGAAGTAGTCCCAGCCGCAGGCAACGCCGAGCGTGTGAACGGGCAGGAAGTACTGGCGGCCGGCGACATCGGCGCGCGGCAGGTCGTCGGCGTAGTTGGAGATGATCTTCGCGACACCGATGATGTCGTACATCTTGTAGCCGACGGTGGTCGCGCCGGGGTTGCTGTCGGTCTCGGTCGGGATCGCGACCGTCGACATCATCTGCGGGTATGCCACGTAGAAGTCGGGCATCATCGACTGCAGCTCGCTCTGGAAGTAGAGGCTCTCCCCGGCGTCTGCGCGCTGAACGGTTTTCTTCTTCACGGTGTTCTCCTTGCGGTGGTGATTCAAAAGACAGCGCCGTTGCGACGGCGCTGGTCATGCACTCGGATCAGGCGAAGGTCAGACGCAGGACGCGCGGCGGGCAACCATCGACCTCGACGATGACGTCGTTCACTTCGACAGCAGTGTTCGAGATGCGGAACGAGAACAGGCCCGCAGCAGTCGACAGCATGGACGCGTTGTTGTCGCCGGTCGCTGCGTTCTGCACGACGAAGCCGGTGCCGACTGGGGTGCCGGCTGCCGAAACAGTGCCCTGCGCAGCCGTCACCGGCGTCGAAGTGATGTGCACCGCGCGCGCCGAGGTGATGGGCGCACCGTTCGCGTCGAGGATCGCGCAGGCGACCTCGATCGCGTTGGCCGCCACAGCGCCCTCAGCGCCAACGGTGGCCTGCACGAAGCCAGGCGCGGAGCCAGAGGCCACCGGCCCGTCGTTCGGCACCCAGCCCAGGCTGCCGCGCGCAAACACCAGCGCCTGACCAGCCGCCGCCGTCGACGAGATGAACTTCAGGCCACTGACGCGAATGCAGGTGCCGCCATCGCTGTCGCCGCGGAAGGCGCCGATCACGTCCTTGCCGGCACCGTTGGCGGTGATGCGGATGTAGGGAGCGGTCTCGGCGACGACGGCGCCCTCGACGTCGACGACGCACGCGCCTTCGCGAAGCACCTGAGCCATGCGGTTTGCAGGCAGCTGGTTGTCGACCGCGGTCGAGCTGCCGAAAGCCGGGTCGCTGTTCTGGGTGGTGCCCTGGTTGCTCGAAGCGTGGTCGTGAATGACGATGCCGATCAGGCGATCGGTGAGGCCGGTCAAGCGCTTGAGGCGGTCGTCGGCGGCGCCAAGAGCGACCATCACACCGGAAGGGGACGCTGGCGCCCGTGGTGTTCTTGTAGCTCTTCTTCGTCGCCTTGACGATGTCGCTGAGCATGCCGGCTTTGAGCTGACCCGGCTCCTGGGTGTACGCGATCTGAGACATGGTGATTCTCCCGTCGTGGGTTGCTGCGGTGGTGGGGGACCGTCGACGTCGTCGACGATGGCGTTCACTTCTTCAGGTGGGCCTTGTTCTTCGCGGCGATCATCGCGGCGCGCGCGTCTTCGGCAGAGCGGCTGTCGCCGCGAGCGCTGTTGCGGCGAGCGGGGCCGGCATCGTTGGCGTCGGCGCGGACGCCTTCGCCTTCGCCTTCGCCACCGTCAGCCGGCACAGCCGACTCGATGGTGAGGTCGTACGCGGCGGCGAGGTAGCTCGCGGCGACCAGGTCGCCCTTCTTCGCGGCAGCGACCTTGTCGCTCAGGTCGCGCTCAGGCGCGACGTGCTTGATGACGGCAATCTTGACGTCGTCGTCGTCGAGGTCTTCGAGGCCCGCGCTCTTGAATGCTTCGGTGCCCATGATCGACTCGGCGGTGCGCTCGAGCTTCTTGCGGCTGCGCACGCCCTCCTTCACCTTCGAGTTGAGCAGCTCAATCTCCTTCTCCTTGGCCTTCGCGGTGGCGGTCGCGGCGTCAGCACGAGCCTCGGCATCGCCGACCTTGGCCTGCAGCGTGGCGATCTCTTGTCCTTCGCGTCGGCCTTCGACTGCGCCTCGGCGAGCGCTGCGCCCTGCTTGCGCTGCAGCTGCTCGACGACCTCGGCGAGCTGCTCGTTGCCTTCGTACGTGACGCCGTCGATGATGATCTTCTTCACGGGCTTCTCCTTCACCGGGGCTTCCGGCTTGTGGTCAACGCGGAGAGCGATGTTGGGGCCTTGCCGCCCGTTCACGCCGATCGCGAGGTGGTTGTAGACAATGCGACGCTGAATCGCGTCGTAGGGCACGCCATCTGGCGTCACGCCAGACGTCACTCGAGGTCTGCGAAGTACCCGCAGGACGCTTCGCGGAGCTGCTTGTCCTCGATGATCTTGATCGCGGCCGGGTCGGTGAGCATCGCGCGACCACGGAGACGCACGTTGGGAGGAGGCCGATTGCCGTCGGCGTCCTTCTGCTCCGAGTAGATGTACTCCGTCGTGATCATGTCGCCGACGGTGCCGACGCTGAGGGTGTCGACGTTGTCGATCGTCACCTGGTCGTCGGGGTGGTCAATGGTGACAGGCACCAGCTTGAGGCTGTCGATCGACGTCGCGTCTTCGACCTCGGACGGCGGTCGCCACTCGCGAATCACTGTGCCGTCTTCCTGCGTGTACGGAAAGACGCCGCTCCCGGTGAAGAAGCCCTCGACGCGCATGAAGCCCGAGCCGTTCTTCGTCGGCAGGGCCAGCGGCTCCCAGCTGTAGTCTTTGCGGTGCACGCGGTTCATGCCGCGAGCCTACCGCACGGCCAAAGCCTTACCGGGCAGCGGCCGCGAGCAGCTTCCGCTGCCGTGCTCGTTCGAGCTGGCGCGCCGTCCATTCTGCGCGCGTGAAGACGATGTGCCCGCTGCCGTCGCAGTGCATGCACCGTGTTCCCTTGTGGTTCGGGCAGGCGGTGCGCACGACGTCGACGACAGGCTCTCCGATCCACATGAGCACAGGGCCGCGGCCTGGCCCATCGCCGCACTCGCTCGGCAGCCACGACTCTTGGACCGGATGCATCCGTCGGATGTTCCGCATTCGCTCTTTGCAGGTGCGAAACGAAACACCCCGTCGCCGCCATGAGGTCGACGTAGGTGCGCGGCTTGTCCTTGAGCAGTCGAACGAACGCGGCGATGTCGGCCTCGACGAGCTTGCCTTCGTCATTGCGCTTCTGCTTCATGGTCCCTCCTCGACGTCGTCGACGATGGCGATGGCGGTGCATCGGCAGTTGATCGCTTCGCCGGGGTGCCCGTCTTCTGGCGGGTCGCTCCACGAGAAGATCTTTCCTTCGCGTTCCCAGTGCGACGGGTCGGCGTTCGGGTAGAGGCCCGACGGATTGCCGCGGACACGCTCATCGAGCGACGTGCTCCACTCGTAGCGGGTAATCCCCGAGCTGCTGCTGCCGCTTCGCCGCGATGCGGCTGTTGAGCGTTGCGACCTGGTCGCGTGCGATGAGGCGCGCGCGGTTCGTGGCAACGCCGAAGCGCTGCTCGATTCGCGCGGCGAGGACTGCGCTGTCGCGGCCGACGCTCCACGCCTCCGACAGCTCGGCCTCGATGTCGGCGGCAAGCTGCTTCGGGATCGACTTGATGAGGGAGACGTTCTCGCGGACGAAGCGACTGCGCAAAGCAGTGTCGGCGAGGTCGCCCACGTCAATCGAGACGATGCCGCGCACGCTCTTGTCGACGGCGGCGACGGCGAATGCCGCTGTCTTGTTGCCCACGCCTTGTGCGAGCAAGCCAGGCCGGGCCTTCTTCGCGACGGTGTCGAACTCGACGCGCACGCCTGCCATGGAGCGGCGCACGGCTTCGGCGGCGTCCGTGATGGAACCGATGTGCGGTTCCCGTGCACCACGACGGAGTGCACCGCGCTTCGCCTGCAGCGCCTCGAAGCGCTTGACGGCCGCGGCCACCGCAGGCCTGCACTGAGCGACCAGCTTGACCAGCCTGTCTCGGTAGGCCCGCGTGATGACGGTCGGTTGCGGGGTCGACTTCCCGCGCCTGGTCTTCTTCTTTGATGCCACCCACACCTCCGATTGAGCGCGTATCGTTGCCGCTTCTGAGAGCGGCGACAACCAGGAGGGCATGTCATGTCAGCAAAGAAAAGAACGCGCCAAGCGCGGAGAGCCAGCACCCGATCATCGTCGACAGTCTCGCGAACCTCATCACCGGCATGGGCGCCCAGCGCGACGCGCGGTCGGCGACCTACGTCGTCCGCAAGAACGCGATGCAGCCGCTCAGGAACTCGACACGCGCTTCACCGAGCACGACCTCGAGCACAACATCGTCGCCATCCCCGCCGAGGACATGACCCGCGCGTGGATCGACCTGCAGAGCAAAGGCGACGGCGGCACCGCGGCCGAGCAGATCGAACACGCGCTCAACGAGATCGACGCCCGCACGGCGATGTTCGAGGGCCTGCTGTGGTCGCGCCTCACCGGCAGCGCCATCGCACTGGTCGGCATCGGCGGTCAGCGCATGACGCCGAACAAGGACGGCGTGCTGGTGCCTGACCTGTCGCTGCCGCGTCAGCCAGGCAAGGTGCTCTGGCTGCGCGTCTTCGATCGCTTCGAGGTCAACAGCGTCGACATCGCGCCCGACGGAAGCATCGGTGCCTACGACGTCAACATCGACGGCGAAGTGACGAAGGTGCACTCGAGCCGCATCCTCCGCTGGGATTCGAGCCGATGCCTCGCCGCATGCGCACTGCGGCTGGATGGGGCCTGCCAGTGCTTCACCGCTGCCGAGAGCGCATCGACGACCTCGACACCGCGATGGCCGGCGTGGCGGTGTCAATGTCGCGCTTCAGCGAGACCGTGCTGTCGATCGACAAGTTCACCGCGGCGATGGCGACCAACGGCGGCAAGGAGGCGATCCAATCGCGCATCGCCATGCTCAACCTCGTGAGGTCGAACTTCGGCTTGATGACGCTGGACGGCGCCGACAAGGTGTCGGAACTGTCGCGCAGCTTCTCCGGCGTCGCCGAGAACCTGGACCGGCTTGTTGAACGCGTGGCGAGCGCCGCGCGGATGCCGATCGCCCTGCTCATGGGCCGCAGCCCCGCAGGCCTCGACGCCACCGGAGACGCCGACATGCGCTGGTGGTACGCGCACATCGCGTCGCTGCAGGAGCAGAAGCTGCGCCCGCCGCTTCGGCAGCTGATCCTCATCATCGCCGCCAGCTTGAAGATCGACGTCGAGGAGGTCGATCTCGACATGAGCTTCTGTCCGCTGCTTCCCCAGTCGGAGAAGGAGCAGGCCGAGACGCACCTCATCCAGGCGCAGGCCGACGTGCTGTACTTCGACCGCGGAGAGCTTCGCCCTGGGGAGCTGCGCAAGGCACGCTTCGGCTCGACGGGCTTCTCGACGCGCACCGTCGTCGACGACGTCGAGATCGATGGCGACCCGAACGCAACCGATCCGTCGACCATCGACCCGTCAACGCTGGACCAGAACGGCGATCCGCTTCCTGCGACGACGACGACGACGACGGCAGCAACCGACGTCCAGAAGACTGCGCTCAACGGTGCGCAGGTGGCGTCGATGCAGGGCATCGTCACCAGCGTCGCCAAAGGCGAGATCCCTCGCGACGCAGGCGTCGCGATGCTCGAGATTGCCTTCCAGCTGTCGACCACCGAGGCCGAGAAGGTCATGGGTTCGGCCGGCAGCACGTTCAAGCCTGCAACCGCGGAGACGACCACACCATGACGACGACAACGCGCAACGATGCCTCTGGCCTCGTCAAGCTGCTGGCGAGCAGCAGAATCCCCAACGGCGTGACCATGGCCTCGTGGCAGGTGAAGCTGCCGTCGTTCCTCGACGGCGAGATGCGCACGCATCGGCAGCGCTCCAACTCGGCGGCGTCGTTTCGTGCGCGGACGACGGCGTCGATGATTCGCGACGTGCTGGAAGACCCGTTCGTCCGCTGGCACTGGTCGCTCAACGAGCCAGGCATGCAGGGCAACACGCCCGCATCACCGGAGGTCGCGGACAGGAACCGCGAGCGATGGCTGGCGGCACGGTTCCCCGTCGTGCGCGTCGTGCAAGCGATGGCCGACGACAACCTGCACAAGCAGGATTGCAACCGCCTGCTGCAGCCGTGGTCGTGGATGCAGTACGTCGTGACGACGCGCGTCTCACACATCCCGCACTTCGAATCGCTCCGCATCGAAGGCGGCACCGAGCCGCACTTCTTCGACATCGCCACCGAGATGCGGTTGCTCCTCGTCGAGCATGGGCCAGCGATTGAGCGCGAAGCGCATCTGCCCTACGTCGACGACGTGGATGCAGCGCGCTGGTCGGTGAGGGACGCAGCGCGTGCTTCATCGACGCGATGTCGGCGGGCTTCGCTCTTCCGTGCAGGCGAGCGCGAGATGTCGTCGATGGCTGACGACGTGCGGCTCGGCCTCGAGGCCGAGAGTACCGACCCGCTCCACGCGACGCCGTTCGAGCACCAGGTGTGGTGCGGCATCGAAGGGATGCAGCGCAACCTCGCCGGCAACTTCGCCGAGCTCGACGACGACAACATGCCTCTGCGGGACGGGACGATTCAGCACCGCAAGCTGCTCGCACGCGAATACGTGCGGCGCGCGGCCTGACACCAAAAGAAAAGCTCCGCACCATTGCGGAGCTTTTCCCTGTCATGTGCAGACATTGCCGCTGCTGTTTGTTTCACACCGCCAAGCGTTCTTCGCACAGCCGTTGCGTGCAGTGCGCTCAGCCTACCAGAAAAGAACCGGGCCGGGTTGCAGTTGCCTGCTCCCCGGCCCGATCCCGTCTCGCTTCATGCCCACGCTCGTCGTGCTTTACCAGAGCGTCGGCGAAGCGTCTCATGCACCCAGGCCGCCGTCAACGTTCGCTGCCACCGCCGTAGGCACGCAGGAACTCGCCGAGGCCTGCGCCGCCGCCTGCGCCCGTAGGCTCGGGGCACATCGCCATCGACACGGCGTCGAGCTCGTCGGGTGAGTTGCTCGCCGCGTGCTGAGCCTTGCGCTGGCGCGCGCTCCACTCGAGCTTGCTTTCCACCTTCGACAGGCCGCGGCTCGTGTACGACACGCGAAGCGTCGTCGCCTGGTGCACGAGCCGTTCGTCCCACGGCAGCATCACCAGCGGGCGCGTGTCGGGCGCCCGTCCGTCGAGCGCGGGCGCAGGGCATCACGGAATGCGTGCAGCACCTCGGCGCGCTGGTTGACGTAGCGCGTGGGGTCGTTGGCCACGGTGCCGCCGCTCATGCCGATGACGGGCACACCAGATCTCGACGAGGCGGTCGTAGATGCCTTGCCCGAGCGCCACCTTGTCGATGCGGAAGGAGTCAGGCCGGATGTCGCTCCACTGCCGTTTGAGCAGCCCCGTCGTGCCCATCGTGTTCTCGACGGGGAACTTCGGGTGGCGGATGAGCGGCGCGAGCACGCGAACTCGTTGCGGTGCGCCGAGGCGGTCGCGAAACAGGTAGTCGCGAACGATAGCGGTGATGCCGCAGTCGACGCCAAGGCCCGCAAGGTCGGCGGCCATCGACACCGACTCGGGAGTCTCGTGCTCGAGCGACGACGCCCACTCCTTCCATCGGTCATGCGCCGCCGCGAGCCACGACAGCGGCACGAGCGCCATGTCGTCGGTGTCGGGGAACTCGCCGAGGCACGCGCGCCTTCCACGATGGCGACCCTTCGCCTGCGACAGCGCGGATCGATTCGACCTGCTCCTTCGTGACCATGCCGTCGATGATCGCGCGGCCCGTCTTCCAGGTTCGGCGTGTCGAACGCGCTGATCGTGATGCGCTCAACGGCGTCGCCACCAACGGTGGTGCAGAGCGCGTAGAAGGTGCCCGACGGCGACAGCGGGTTTGCAATCGCCAGGATGCGATCGTTCTCGCCGGTGACCGTGCCGAGGATCGTCGACCACGCCTCTTCGTCGAGGCCCTGCGCGTCGTCGATGATGACGAGCGTTCCGCCTGGGCTGTGCCAGCCGGCGAAGTTGGTCGCGCTGTCGGTGCTGTAGCCGATGGCCCGTCGGCCATGCGGCCCCTCGTAGTTTGCCGCCTTCGGTGCGAGCGAGCCGCCGATGGAAACACCTGCCTTCTCCATGCGGCGCGCAATGATCCTCATCTCGTTCCAGACCGCGCCGTTGACCTGCCGCTGCGATGGCGCCGTCGTGACGACGAGACGGCCGTGGCCCGACAGCAGCCACGCCCACGCGATGTACGCGGCGACGTGGCTCTTGCCTGCGCCGGTGCAGCTCTTCACCACGCAGATGCGCTTGCGCGACGAACCGAAGACGGCGTTGAGGATGTCGCGCTGCTTGCTCCAGAGCCGGCCACCGAGTTGCTGGATGATGTGCATCGCCATCGACGCAAGAAGTGGCGCGCGGCGCTTCATCGCTTGGCCTTCCGCTTGCGGGCAACGAAGTGCGGGCACGCATACGCGTGCCCGCCTTGCACCATCGGTGCACGCCGGGCATGGTGCAACGAGCTCGACCGTCGGCGATTCGCGCACCGGCTCCTCGAAGCGCGTCTTCACGCGAAGCACGACGGCGTCGGCGATCTCGTCGTAGTGCGCGGTGAACGTTTGCCAGTCGTCGGGAAGGCCGACGCTCCCACGCAGTTGAGAGTTGGCGCCGCTCCTGAAGGTCTTGTGCTCGCGCACGCCCGACGGCCGCCGCCTTGCGCTTGCCTGGTCTCATCGAGATGCCCAGCTCCTTCGCCACCATCTGCACCCTCTCCTGACCGCAGCCGAGCTCGGCGCGGATTGCTGACTGCGACATGCCGCGGCGAAGCCGGTCGGCGATCTGCTCGTTCGAGCCGCTGCGCGGGAAGTACCCGCCGCGTCCGCTGTGCACGCGATCGACGCCGCCGTCCTCGTCGTCGGCGCGGTGCTTCTTCGGCTGGCCGAGCGCGCGCGCGACAGCCCAGAGCATGTTGTCGCTGCTACCTGGTCGACGTGGTCTGCTCATGCCTGCGCCTCGTTCTTGAGGCCCGCCGTCGACGGATCGAGGCCAGCCCACTTCAGCAGCGCGCGCTCGCACGCATCGCTGCACGCCCAGACCTCGCGAAACATGCCGCCGCGCAGCGACGACGGCACATCGGCGACGACGTTCTCGAGCATGCCCGCGTTCGGCTCGATGACCTGCCACGGCGCAGGCTGGATGGAGATCGGCCGCAGCGCGCATGGAGTGGTGCACGCCTCGCACTCGCCGATGAAGGCCCGCGATGGCTTCGCCTCCTTGCTGGCCTTGATGTCGATGTCCTCGAGCACGAATCGGCCATCTGGCTCACGCATGACGTCGACGGTGCGGAAGTCGACGCGCGCATCGATGATGGTGGCCCCGCGCGCGTTCGCGTTCTCGGCTGGGCAGTCCTCGTCTTCCATGTTGCTCCTGCTGAAAAACGAACGCCCGCTGGTCTTGCGGGCGTCGTCGTTGGTGATGCCTTGCGAGATCAGGGCGCGACGGCAGCCGCAGCAGCTATCGACCGGCTCAGGGTCTTCGCCTGCGACTTCGATCTTGTCGTCGCAGCGTGGCAGCCAACGCCACGAGACGACATGGTCGCCGTTGGCATCGAGCAGGATGCCGTCGGCGTCGAACGGGATCGACGTCACGTCGAGCGTGAAGGCCTCGCTGCGCCCGGGGACGCTGGCGTCGTTGCAGTCGAGCAGCACCTTGGCGTTGATGAGGTGGCCGCCGTCGAAGGCTTGGACGACGATCGCCGGCCGGCTGATGACGCCCTTCGGGTCGGCGGGGTTCTGAAGGCTGACGAGGACGATGCGGCCAGCGGTGGGCTTCTGGATGAGGCGCGGCATGAACTACTCCTTGGGTTGCTGGTGCTTGGCTACCACGGTGGCGCCTCATCGTCGACGAACGAAGCGCGCAACAAACGAGGTGACGCCGCGGATGAAGCTCGCGCGTCGGTCGAGCGGGTCGACGTAGAGCACCATGATGTCTTCGACGGTGGAGACATCGCCGACCGGGAGGCCATGCCCGGCGACTTCGTAGAGCGACCCGGTGTCGGCATCGGCCCAGACCGAACCGATCGGCGCGGCCTCGGCGGCGACCGCAATGCGCTCGACGATGCTCTGCCGCGACAGCCGTCGGCGCGATGGGCCTGCCGCGCTGCGTGCCGCAGCCACGCGCCTCTCGGCGGCCATGAAGCGCTCGGCATGGTGCGGGACCGGAGCGCCGCGCTCGCCGCGACACGTGATGCCTGGGCGGGCACCGCATCGGGCGCAGTCTTCGGCAGCTGCTGCACGTTGCTCGTCAGGTGTTCGGTTCATCGGCGCTCTCCCATCGGTTGTTGCAGTCGGGGCAGATGTCCACCCACACGGTGGTTCGTGGGGTCTCGCGCTTGCGGTGCTTCCAGCCGGCTGCTCGAGCAAACGTGCGCGCGGCCTCGCGGGCCTTGTCGCGGGTGAACTCCGGCCCATGCCGGCCGCACTCGTCGCACGACATCTGCGCGATCACGACCACGTGCATCATGCAAGACCTCTCACATGCAGGATGTCGGCGACGACGCTGCTCACCATCCATGCATCCTCGTCGCCCAGGGCGGTGTCGATGATGACGTCGAGCGCCGCCGCATCGGCGTGACGTCGCGTCTCTGCGGCCTTCCGTCGTGGCGGCGCCATTGCCGCCACGACGGAACCGTTGCGTGGCCACCAGAAAATCCGGATCACCGGGTCGTGCGGTGGGCGCAGGCCATCGCGCTTCATCGGCGCGACGCCTTCCGAGCGGCCTTGACGCGCTTGCGTGCTTCGCGCTTTGCCTTCGACGGGCCGGGCTTCGGGATCGGTTCGCGCGGCTCACGCGGCTCGTGCCACGGCGTCGCAGCGAGCGCGATGGCCGCGGAGGCAAACGAAAGCGCGGCGCCCACCGCCTTTGTCCGCGCGCGCTCGGTGCGGGTTGCTGGTTGTGGCACATCGGGGTCGAGGCCGATGTCGCCGTCGTCGCGCAGCTTCTCCTTGAGGTGCACGAACACCACCGAACCGTCGTCGGCTTTGATGGCGCCGCCGCCAGCTGCATCGGACCACTTCGTCATGGCCTTGTCCTTTCGAGTGCATCGCGGGCGTTGGCAGATGCAATGAGCCAGCGGTCGCGGTCGGCGTCGGTCAGGCACCGCGGCGCCGCTGCAATGAGCGCTTCCACCTGAGCGCGCAGCATGGCGACGTCGGCGAGCACGTTGGCCCACCGCAGCCCTGCCGGGCTCGTGCGGGCAGCGTCTCGCTCCGCGATGGTGGCGGCCAACGTGCGGCGCGTCAGCAGCGTGCTCGGAGCGCTCGCGACGCAGGTCTTGCAGCGCGACATCGCTCCAATCGTCGTCACCGTATCGAAGGCTGACGGCCACGTAGAAGTCTCTGTTCGCGACGCAGGGTGCGGAATGAGTGCCGAGGCTCTCGTCGATGCGACCGCACTCTTCGTCACCACGAAGCCGAATGGGACAGGCGTTGGACTCCCGCTCGTCGTCAAGATTGTGGAGTCTGAGCATGACGGCCGCTTTCGCTTGGAGAGTGCAGCGGGGCCAGGTCGCATGGTTCGGCTGGAAGCGCTTGACCTGCACCGCGCTCAGGCGGCCCCACATCGGCCGAGCCGCGGCGATGGCCTCCGGGGATGCATCGCCACCGAGCATCGCGATCCAGCGGCTTCGTGCGCACTGTCGCAGGCCTTCGAACGCTTGCGCAGCCTGCTCCTTGTCGGTGGCCGCGTTCATCGTGGCCACCGCCGTCTTCGTCGACGCCGAAGACCTCGAGGGCCTCGGCGATGTCGTCGAACGTCATGAGCACTCCGATCGGTTCAGTGTATGCGTGGGAGAAACGAAGGTGGCCGAAAACACGGGGGCAGTATCCAGTTGCACGCGTTGAGGCGCGCGTTGCGTGTATCGCGGCTCAGTCGTCGCCCTCGATGGGCTTCGTGACGTCGGCCGGGCTGGTCTCGGCGTCGTAACCGTGGTCGCGCAGCAGGCCGTCGATGGCATCGACGAGGGTCTTTGTCGTCGTCGTCGTTCCGACGGTGCCGGTGACATCGCTCGGCGCACCGCGGCTGAGGCGTTCAACGGCGACCAGGTCTTTGATGGCGGCCGC